GAAATCCACGTAAAGTACACCGGACTCTACCGTTTAAGAAGTTTGCTTCTCATACCTACGGTAAAGGCAAGCTTACTCAGCCGGGAAGTCCTAGTCCTGACCCTGAACCTAGTCCTGACCCTGAACCTAACCCTTGACCCTGACCCTGAACCGCCGGGAAATCGATGAATACCGGAGGTATAGACAATCATGAATTTATTAGAAGCATTCACAGGGAGGTTTAAAAACGATTGGACTGGTGGGGCCAGCGGAGACCCTGGCAGATACCATGCCCCTGGAGCATTTAAAGACTTCAGGATTGCTGACCTTTTTAATAATGATAGATGGACAAGGGAGCCTATGGTAGACCCTAATTCAGCTTCTGGATTTCTTATGAATAGGGATGGTATAACCCCTAGATATACCAATTATTATAACCCGCGTGGCGGCGCTAGTGCAGCACCGGCCAACGCGGCATCAACCGCAGCCCGTGGTTCAACGATAAACGATTTGTTAGTACGGGGAAAATTCAGACACCATCCAGTAGATCCGGTAGAAACCCAGTTCGACCCCACACCTTTACATGTGGATCCACCTGATCCGGAAAGTTGGTGGGATCAGGGTAGTGAATTAGCTGGTAAAGCATACGATTATGTGAAGGGTGGTATTGGAGATCTGGGGGATTTTGTTAGCGATCTTAAACAACCAAAACCTGTAACAGATAAAGCTGCCACAGTCGGTTCAGCAATGAACAACGATTTGTTAGTACGGGGAAAATTCAGACACCATCCAGTAGATCCGGTAGAAACCCAGTTCGACCCCACACCTTTACATGTGGATCAAGACCAGACTGCTACACCAGCGGAAAAACCACCGTGGTGGAATCAGGTTGGTGAATTCTTAGATACAACGTGGGAAGGGGCTAAAAAACTACCAGATTACGTGCCAAATCTAGCAACATCTGTACCAATAACTAGTACTCTACCACCTGAAACAAGAGCAACAGAAGCTCTCGAATATAAACATTTACCAAGCCATATACAGCAATTACTATTCATGCAGGGGGCTGGGATTGGTAGAAAATATCCAGTAGATTACAGAGAACTCGGAATACGCAGGAATGATCTCAGTCGGAGTTGGAGAGGTGGTGGTGTAACACCAAGGAATTGGGGCGGCGGATAACAACCAGGACAATAAATTAATGGACATTAACCAACCAAGCATTTTAGAAATTTTTAGGCAAGCAATCAAGGGTGGTGGCGATCGCCTCGGGCAACAGTTGCAGGATGGGTATCGGGCTTCATGGCCTCAGCAGGTTGGAACACAACGCGAAATGAGCCCGCATAAAGATCCGGGATGGGCGCCCTATTCACCTCGAGCGCCTATAAACCCACCTTGGGCAGATGTATCAGAAAGAATTAATTTAGGCAGTCGTTTAGGTGACTTAAATGAAGACGTTTTCCAAGGAAGAATAACTCCCAAAGAGGGTTATATGCAAGGAGAGCCATATCGTACTGAATTAGCATCTCCGATGATGGATATGAGGGGAAGCGGCATAGCTGCTCAATTTGCACCACAAGGTGCTAGACCTAATGGATTCCCTGGGGTTGACGACATGCAACGCCATCGTGGCACTGGGTATACTGTACCAGACGCTGCAAGGCGGGATATAATGGGCGCTCATGATGCTGGTAGAGACTATGGTTACGAAGGCTCTGATCCCTATCCACCCGATGTGGTTGATCGCGTTCTTATTGAAGAGCAGATGCGTCGCAGGAATAGAACCATGCCAGGTTCACCGGTGAATTACTAATGGCTTGGTCAAAAGGAGAGAGTGGTAACCCGCGTGGTCGCCCACGAAAATCTCAAAAAACCATGGCGCAGCTAAGAAGTCAGATATCTGAGCATTTACCTGATGTTATCGAGGTTCTAGCCGGCGCCGCCAAAGATGGCGACGTTCAAGCTGCTAGAATACTGGTAGAGAGATGCGTTCCATCTATGAGGGCTATAGACCAGAACGTTAACATCAATGATTCAATGCGAGAGCTTACAGATATCGAGCTCGTAGACCTGATTAAAGAGTTTGAAGATAACTTGGAACAGGTTCCTGAAATAAAACACTAGGATATGTCATGCCAAAAGTAGAGTTCCCATACACTGCGTCTGGCCGTGCGGCTGCAAACAAAGCCGTTGGTCTCCATCCCGAAGCGAGGATGTCTGGCGGAGGTAATCATCCAAAGCCTAAGCAGCCACAACCCCGCAAAAAGCCAAAGAGATCTGACGAGGTTCGCGGTGGTAATACCGCCTATTAACTATGGCTTTACTAAGCGTAGACACGTTATACACGACGTATGATACCTACACATCAGCGGATGCTTTAGAATATGCTCAATCGCCAAGTACTTATGCTGAAAAAGCAACAGATTCTGCTACTTATTTTACTAAGGTAAACTCTCTTACTGTTGGCGACAGTTATGGATATGAAATAAACTTATATGTGGCTGCTACGCTAGATTCTGGGCTCACTTCTGGAGTAACCTCGACAGTGGCCATAACCGTTGGCGAGGGTGCAGATAGCTTCCCATCAAGTGGGCATGCCTTGGTAGGTGCTGAAGTAATATATTACGCCACTACAACTGAAGATGGTGGAGGAATAACTACAGATCTTAATACGTTAACGAGAGCTTTAGCGTCTACTGTAGATGTTACCCATGCTATATCCCAGAATGTGTATGGTCTCGTTGCTAGATCTATAACAACTATAGAGCATAACCAAGAATTAAAAGTTTTCAACATAAACACTACAGCTACAGCAACTTCATCTCAATTTTCGGATATTGTTTATGTTAACATGTTTACTATTCCAGAAACTAGCGTTGCTATGGTAAAATATGCTGATACGATACAACCGTAGTATGAGCTTGTCTTATACGCTGGTTCACAGTTATCCAAGGGAAGAAATAAGGGCTATACTAGCAACAGAATTAACCAGGAGGGTTAAGGATGGGAAAGACAAATGGGTTGCTCTTGAGGGACCCCAACGGGAGTTCGTTTATAGTGAGCATCCTCACATTCTCTTCGGAGGCGCCCGGGGAGGATCAAAATCTGTTGGAATGTTGTTGGCTTTCAGGAGACACGCAGAATTATACGGGGAAGATGCTCACGGGTTACTATTCCGTAGAACTTACCCAGAAACGGGGGAATTGGTTAAACTAGGTCAGCAAGTATTTGTTAAGGAGGGTTGGGATTGGAAAGTAGGAGAAAGGAAGTGGATAAGTCCTAAAGGTTCTACACTACAGTTAAAGCATCTAGATGAAGATAACGATGCTATGAAACTGCAGGGTTTTTCTGTTACATTTTTAGGTTTTGACGAGTTGGGCAACTGGCCGTCTCCAGAACCTATAGATNTATTGCAGGCTACTATGCGTTCGGCTGCCGGTGTTCCTACTCTGTTTAGAGCTAGTGCTAACCCCGGTGGGCCTGGTCATGGTTGGGTTAAAGAGAGGTATATCGATAATATAGAAAATAATAAAATTTTTATACGATCTAAAATAACAGATAATAAACCTTTGATGGATAATGATCCTGGATATATAGACAGGATTAAAGCTTCTGGCCCAGATTGGTTGGTTAAGGCTTGGTTGGAAGGCGATTGGAATGTAGCACCAGGAGCATTTTTTGAATCTATTTGGGATCCATTAGAACATATAGTAGAACCATTCGAAATACCTCTAGAATGGCGTAGGTGGAAATCCTATGATCACGGGTATAAATCCCCTGCGGGGTGCGTATGGTTTACTCAAGATTACGACGGTTGTATATATTTATACAAGGAAAGATATTGGGTAGACAGACCTAACGTTGGGTCAGAAACCCCAATAGAAAATATTGCAGAAGATATTTTATCTGCAGAAATAAAGGAAAAAAAGGCGGGAATAAAATTCAGAGGAAATATAGCAGATTCNGCCATATTTATGCAGGATGGCAGACATAAGTCTGTTGCTGATGTATTTAATGATTACGGTGTTGTCTGGGAACCAAGCGCTAAAGGTCCAGGATCTAGAGTCCAAGGACTTAANGAGTTTATTGACAGATTAAATGCCAAGTCCTTTAAGGTTTTTTCGAGCTGTAAGCATTGGCTTAGAACGGTACCATCATTGCCGGCAGATCCAAAAAGGATAGAAGATATAGATACTAAAGCGGAAGATCACTTGTTTGACGCCACAAGGTATGGACTAATGCAAAAAAGAGCAAAATCTAAAAAACCTAAACCAAAGAAAACTGATCCTAATCCATTTACTCTAGAGTGGTTAGATAGGTTATCAGAACTTTACGAGGATTACGATGTCTGATTTAGAAATTAGTGGAATTTCTTCTACATTCCCAGAAGTTTCTACCTCTTCAAAGGGGTTGATACGAGAGTTNCAGAANAATGTTGCGTTATCATATAGAAAATGGAAGCGACATTATAGGGAAATAGAACATAGTCGAAGATATGCACTAGGTAAAACTACGTGGAGATCTCAAACTATAACAGCTGGTCAAGCTAGTCAAGAAGCTGGCCGAATTGTTAAAGGAAATATTATTCATGCAACTCTGCAGAATATTCTTCCGTTAATTTACGCTAAAAACCCAGAGATAAGTGTAAAGCCAAACGAACATGTAGATCCTAGTGGTTATGATTATAGGACTGCTGATCTATTTTCAACCACGTTAGAGGTTGTGCTTAATAGTTGTCTAAAGAAGGCAGAACTAAAGCGTATAGCAAAACAGATTCTTAGATCTTGCATGGTTAGTAAAATTGGTATTATAAAAGTAACGTACCAAAGAGATTACATAAAAGATCCTCTAATTAGCAGGCAGTTGAATGACGCTCAGGAAAGTTTAGCTGCTCTTATAGATACCATTAAAAAGGAAGATACTGTAGATTCTCAAGACAAGGACGCTCTAGTACAAGAGCAGAATATGATTGTTGAGAGTCTTGAGGCGCAGGCCACGGTTCTACGGCGCGAAGGATTAAACCTAGGGTTTGTTCGTCCAGAAGATTTTCGTATGGATACATCTCTAGATTCTTTGCAGGATTATAAGCAAGCTAGATGGATGGCAAACAGAACCTGGATGACCCCAAAAGAGGTTATGTCACGGTTTCAGCTTGATAAAAAAGGTATAGAAAAGTTTACTACTTACCGTAGAAACCAGAACGGTATACCTCAAAGGTTAACTAGAGATGCAAGTACTGGCGATTCCGAGGATGTAGCAATCGCTATAGCTATATGGGAATACTGGGATAAAGTTACACAAACAGTATACACTTGGGCAGAGGGTGGCGACACATACATAAAGACGCCTTTTCACCCAACCAAGATGGGCGACTGCTGGTTTCCTTTCTTTATATTAGGTTTGAACTGGATTGATGGAGAAGAGTGGCCTATATCTGATGTAGATCTTTTAGAAAATCTACAAGATGAGTACATGACGATAAGAACTCANGCATCGAAACACAGAGATTTATCCGCTCCGTTCTATGTTGCTGACTCCAGTAGAATAAATGCTGAAGATATAGAAACGTTTTCAAACGCTACTATTGGTGATATAGCATTAATTAATGCTTCTGGAGCTGGTGTTAATACTGTATTTCAACCAGCATCTATGCCTCCGTTTAACCCTATGATATACGATACAGCTTCTATAAGAGCTGACATAGAATGGATTAGCGGTTTAGGAGATGCAGCTAGAGGATCTGTAACGCGCTCTAAAACAGCTACTGAAGCTAACATTCTTCAAGAAGGTTTATCTACTAGGGTTAACGAAAAAGTAGATTTACTTGAAGAGTGGTTAACTGATTTAGCGAAATTTTCTGCTGAAATATTGCTTCAAGAAATGTCACCAGAAATGGTTTTACAAGAAGCTGGTCAAAATGCGTTTTGGCCGCAACTAGATAAGCAAACGTTATANGATAAAGTAAACATNGAAATCAGAGCCGGTAGTACTGAAAAACCTGATAAAAATGTAGAGCAAATGCGGTGGATCGAGGTTATGCCAATTATAATGCAAAACATCGACGCTATACAGATGATGAGAGCTCANGGTATACCGGATGAGTTTAATCCGTTCATTAACCTAGTAAAGGAAACATTTAAGAGGTTCGACGAAAGGATAGATGTTACTAAATTCATACCGCCTATCCCACAAGATATAATGGAATACGCATCTCAGAACGAGCAGGTACAAGCAGCTATGCAAAGCGGCGGAAATAGGTATGGTGGTCAACAGGCAGGACAACCACCATCACCAGCAGGTGGTAGAGCAAATCCTGGATATGTTCAACAGGAGAACGCTCCAGCAAACCGTGTAAACCAAAGGTCTAGAAATAGGTATAGAACGCCTGAAGAGACAGGCCAATAAGGGAGAAACTGATGGCTCAACCAGCAGCGGAACTAAGTAACGAAGAACTTTTCGATTCAACAAAAGATGTGCTATCCCAAGCTTTTGATGACTTGCAACAGGAGAAAGAGGGAAGTAGCGGCGAAGATATAGAGCTAGACTTAGAATCATCTCCAACTTTTGACGAGGCTCAAAAAGAGCAGGAAGCCAGCAAGGATGAATCGGTTGAAGAAGTTAAAAAAGAGGCAGCCACTGANGATAAGCCTGACGAANAGGTCGTTGAAAAAGTTGAGAGCAAGGAAGAAGAAAAGACTGCTGATGTAAAAGAGGTAGAGCTGTCTGATGACGAAATATTAGATAACCTAAAGCCAAAAGCCCAAGAAAGGTTTAAAGATTTAGTATCTAGAAACAGGGATTTAGAAGGTCGTATAGGAGAGTTAGAACCATCGCAGGCTATGGCTGAGCATGTTTTAGGCTCCGGCACACAACCAGATCAACTCAACTTTGCTCTCGATATATTTAAATCTTTGAATTCTGGAGATTGGGATGCCGCNCGTAGTGCGTTATCTAAACTAGATCAATTTTCTAATGTCATAGCCGAAAGGCTTGGTGTACAAGGGGGTCAGGATAACGAAAAGTCATCGTACTCTGATTTCGAAGATTTATCGAAAGCTGTAGATGACCTTGAGATGTCTAGTGAGTGGGCTAATAAGCTAGCTGCCCAGAGGGTTCAAGCTAACTCTATTAACCAATCTAGGCAAGAGTTTTCTCAACAAACAGAAGAATCGAGTAGGCAGCAGCAAGCTTACGACGCAGCGCAGTCTACAGCGTATAACGATATAAAGTCTTGGGAGGATGGCATCAAAACATCTGATGCTGACTTCGAATCAAAACGTGATATAATGTTGGACATTGGAGAGAAGATAGCTAATTCCGGCGTAAGCCCCAGTAGTTGGCTTCCTCTTCTCAAAAATGAATACGATGTTCTCACACGAGGGATGTCACTTGCCTCAAAAAGAACAAACGCTAGTAAACAATCTGGGCCTCTAGCTCCTAGTAGTTCAAGTGGCGGCGCGGTCGATAGTGCTGAGTTAAAAACTGCGGAGGTTACTCCAGAGTTTTTACAGTATCACTTAGACCAATTACACAACAGGTGAAGGGTGTAATAGCTGGGACCCACCCGCCCAGTAGCACAAGAAATGCATTCGTGCGGCAACCCTGTAAATAGATTAACTACTTTAACCGATAACAGGAAATATCATGGCAACAAATACTGCTTTAAATAGTGCCGATATTACCCAGCTGGGTTATGTAGCTCTTCAGAATTATCTGAAAAATAAACCTATCGATCAGGTAGCTCAGGAACGTCCTTTGCTGAAAGCTCTTACGGCTAAGAAAAAGCCTTGGGGCGGCGGTAAAGAGAACATTGTTGAGCAGCTGCGAACAGGATATGACAGTAACTTCCAGTGGTTTGGTGAACATGCAAGTACCAAAAACACTACGGACACTGTCACCTATAACACTCGCGATACCGTACGCCAAGCGTACTGGCCGTGGTGTTCTGCGCACGATGGTTTCTATTTCACTGAAGACTTCTTGCTCGGTAACGGTATTATCGTTACAGATTCCGCACCCCGGAATTCTTCATCTGCTGGCCTAGTCCAGCTAACTAANATCTTCAACGAAGGCATGGAAACTCTGCGCCTTGGCTTTGAAGAGATTCTCGATCTTTCGCTTCATTTGGATGGTACTATTGACCCGGGTGGTTCGGGTACTAGTTCGAGTGGTCGTATCATAAACGGTCTCGACTTTATTGTTGATATCAAAGATACTGCTAGCACTGTTGGTGGCATCACAAAAACTGCCCACACCGGTACTAACTACTGGAACAACCATTGGAACGATGGCTCTGGACTCAATAATACTGGCGCTACCGGCACCGGTGTTACAACTGCTACTTTGTTAGACTCAATGACGGCTATGTGGCGTGAATGTCAGAAAAATGGCGGAAGCCCTGACATCATCATCGCTGGATCGACGTTTATTGACAATTTCCGAGAAGCAGCTAACTCGGCCGTATCGCGTTATGCGGTTCAACCGACCCAGCAAGCACAGATGCCTTGGAATCTAGATCCTTCTGTTGAAGTCAAGAATGGTGGCACGTTCACCGGCCTTTACTTCCAGGGTGTTCCAATTCTTTGGGATCCGTCGTTTGATGGTGGATGCACTACAAAAGACAGCTCTGCTACTTACGCTTGGAAGCGTCGCTGCTACTTCCTTAATAGTAATCACCTTTCTCTGCGCCCAATCGAGGGCAATGATATGGTTGCTAGGAAGCCGCCGCGTCAGTACAACAAGTACGAGTACTACTGGGGTATGACATGGCGTGGTTCTTTGACGGCTAACCGTCTGAACTGTCATGGCGTTCTCTGGAGTGTCGCGTAAAAACCTTTGGGAAAGGGGGAGCCTGATCGCTCCCCCCGACCCTTTTTTATAGGGAGATATCATGTATCAAGTTCCTAGAATTTTGATCAAAATCGATAACGATCAGTTTACTAAACCTGCAAAACGAATACCGTCTCACGAGTTACCTTTCTACTTAGAAAGATATGGTCCTACAGTGTCTGTTGAAAGTAAAACAGAAGGCACTTTTGAGGTTGACGACATTCAAGAAGAGTGGACTAGGCTTTCTGGACAGTATGGAGAAAACTCCGTATTATCAGTATTTGGAAGACCGCTGCAGGGTTTAGTAGATGCCTTAGATAAAATAATGGCGAAAGAAAAGAATGTCAAGAACACTTCTAAGTCTTCGAACAGAACTAGCGCAGCGGCTGGGGTTTAGTGCATCTGGATGCTATAGCGCAGGTAGATATACTTAATTCAGCCTTACGAAGCGCTCAGGATCAGTTATTTTATGAATTTGGTGATTTACTCACCAAGAAGATAAATAACGTTGTTCCTGGCACAACCACATCTGGAACAGCTTATTACCCGTTCCCAACAGATTGCGATCCCTATAAACCTTTAACTGTATCTATACAGCGTCAAGGTACCG